ATCTCAACCTGTTACTCATAAAACAGTAGAAGATCTAGAAGAATTTAAAAATAATTATCCTGATGTTTATGGTGTAGTTGAAACTATTAGCAGTCAAAAAACCTCAGAAGAAGTTGAAAAGCTTCGTGACGAGATTAAAAGACTTAATGAACGAGAAGAACAGCTAGTGGTAAAATCAGCGTACCAAGAACTACTTGCCCTGCATCCAGATTTTGCTGACATTAAAAAGTCAGAAGAATTTATAAACTGGTTAAACGAGCAGCCACCAAGTATTTCAAATGGAATTATAGATAATAGTTCAGATGTTAGGTGGGCATCTCGTGTACTTGACTTGTATAAGGCCGATATAGGTCTTACTAAAAAAAGAAGTCGTTCAAAAAAACAAGATAGCATTGCAGCAGCACAAGCAGTTACAAAAACTAATACTGTAAATGTTGCTACAAGTAATAACGCTAATAAAAAAATGTGGACTACTTCAGAGATACGTAAACTTAAACCACATGAGTTTGATAAGTTTGAAAAAGAAATAGATCAGGCGCGTGTGGAGGGTCGTATCCTAAACCAATAAAATAGAGAAAGGATTGAAAATGGCTGCAGTTTCAACCGCTGCTGGTTATAGCAACCTGCCTAATGGCAATTTTCAAGCTGAAATCTATAGTCAAAAGGTTCTTAAATTTTTCCGTCGCGCGTCAGTTGTAGAAGATATTACTAATACTGACTATGCAGGGGAGATTGAGAATTATGGTGACACGGTTCGTATTATTAAAGAACCTACCGTTACCATTTCCTCATACGCTAGGGGTGCTGTGGTCACACCACAAGACCTTACGGATGATGAAGTTCAGTTGACCGTAGATCAGGCTCAAGCCTTCGCCTTCAAAGTCGATGACATTGAAGAGAGGCAGTCACATGTTAATTTTGAGGCTCTTGCTACCTCGTCTGGTGCATATTCCTTGAAACGTAACTACGACAAAAACGTACTACAGCTTATGATCGACAATGCTGGTATTAAGGGAGCTTCTGGTTCTGTAGAAACAGATAGTAATCTTGGTACTACGGGTACTCCTCATACGATGGCTGGAAGTGATTCCGGTGATGAGGCTGTACAGATTATGGCTCTTATGGCTCGTAAACTAGACGAACAGGATGTTCCTGAAGAAAGTCGCTGGTTTGTTGCGCCACCCCGCTTCTATGAGCAACTTTATAAAGCGGGTTCAAAAATTGTAGAAGTTCAAGTAACGGGCGACTCCGTTTCGCCTCTCCGTAATGGTCTGGTAACAAACCAGAAAATTATGGGCTTCACTCTCTACAAATCCAATGCTCTTCGTCAGTCAGCAGATGCTACGACTACGACAGACATGGTAACGCTTAGTGGTGTAGGCACTGGTGAGAACATTGTTCTTGGCGGGCATATGTCTTCTACTGCTACAGCTAACTCGATTGCTAAGACAGAAGTAATTCGTGATCCAGATTCCTTTGCGGATGTGGTTCGTGGGTTGCATGTGTATGGTCGTAAAGTTATTCGTCCAGAATCACTCTGCCTTGGCATCGTAGATTACGCATAGGAGGGTTTGAATCATGGCTACTGTTGATCTTACAGGTGGACAGGGTACTGGTACACACATGCCCTCTCGCCTACGCGGTATGCACGTTATTGAAAAAACCTTTAATGTTGCAAAGTTAATTTCTGATGGAACTATCTCCTCTGTTTCAAGTGGAGATATCTTTCAGGTGTTAGATATTCCGGCTGAAAGCTGGGTGCTACACGCTGGTGCAGAAGTTATTACGGCATTTAGTTCTAGTACTACTGTCGATATTGACTTTGGTGAAGGCGATGACTTTGTAGACGGCGCAGACGTAACCTCAACGGGTTATTGTGCTGCTGGTTCTAACGGTCATACCGACTACACGGCGGTTGCTACGTTTAGTAACCGTTACACCGCTACGGATACTGTTGATGTAAAAATCATCGGTACTCCTTCGGTTGGTGTACTTCGTGTGTATGCAATTCTTGCTGATATTTCCGGTAAAACGGAAGCTCAGGTTCATACAGGATCTGCATCATAATATTAAGTTTGGAGGGGGGCTTAACCGCTCCTCTCCTCTTAATCAAGGACAAGTAGATGAAATTTATATCTTTACTTTTTATTATAAGTACTATACTAATCTACCCTACTATATCCTATTCACAATTTGCATGTTTTAATAAAGGAACAGTAGAATCACAATTAAAAAAAGATTTTAATGAAGTTCCATTTTGGACAGGTCGTGAGGCAGTTTCAAAATCAGAAGTTAGAATGTACTTAAACCCTGATAAAAAAAGTTTTACTATAACCCTTATTTCCTTACAAAATCCTAATATTGAGTGTATGGTATTAGCAGGAAAAGATTTTGGTCCTCCAAGAGAGCTAAAAGAGATACCAAAGAAAAAAAAGAAGGGGAGTGAATCTTGACTCTTGCAGTATCTAGACCTGCTAGGCTTATAAATGCTGGTGTTAGTCTTACTAGCACTAATCAAACAACGGTTTACACTGTTCCTGCAAATCATGGAGCAGTTTTTAAAAGAATTATAATAGCAGAGACTTCAGGAAATGCTACAGGAATAACTCTGGAACTTACAGATGCAAGTGCTAGTGCTACGTATAAAATGCTTAGTGCTAAAAGTGTAGGAGCAAACGACTATCTACTATTAGATTTAGAACTCAATCTAAATGAGTCAGACGTTATTAAATTGACTGCAGCAACTGCTAACAGATTACAGGCGGTCCTGTCGATTGACGAGATTTTCTTGGCAAATAACAGTTAGGCAAGCTATGAACTATTCAGAATTAATAAACGCTGTTTTATATGATTTAAATGAGGCTACTATACCAGAATCAGCAGCGGGGCTGTCTCTTACAAGGGGAGTACAATCAACTACTAAAAAGGATGTTAATAGAGCTATACGAGATATAGAAGGTGAATACATGCAATGGCCTTGGAACTTCTATACTGCTAATTACACTCTATTTGGAGGTAAAGGAGAATATGGATACCCTGTAAAAATAGTAGTTTCAAGTGTAAGCGGTGCATTTACAAATAATGAATATGTAAGCGGCGGCACTTCTGCAGCTAAAGGTATAATTCGTAGAGTACCCCCTCATGGTGGACATTCTAATGAGCAGTACCTTCTTGTAGAACCAATCGAAGGAGATTTTCAATCTTCAGAAACACTGACAGGGGGTACATCCTCAGTTACTGCTACTTCTGGAGATATAACATTTACTTCTGATGTAGATTATGACAGTTTTTTCTTACGCCCTCGTAATTTAATTTCAGAAGGTGAATTTGATAAGACAATTACATTAAGTTCGTATTGGTCTTCACGATCTACAGACCCCGCCGGAACAAGTACTTCCGGTACTCCTGCAATTAGCACTGATATGAGCGGAAATAAAAACTTTGCTGCAGGTGTACTGCGTCTTAATGATGGATGTGTAGATCAATCAATACCCACTATTGAAAATAAGGAATATAGAATAACTGCTCGTATATCGTCAGGTAGTAGCACTGCTACCTCTGAAACACTAAACGTATTTGCGGGTTCTAGTAGCGATAAAGATTCAGATCTATCTACTACATTTACAATAAGTAACACTGGTGGAGGAGAGATAAGAACTACAACATTTACAGCGTCTACACAAACTACTTTTATTTCTCTTAGTAACACAGCAAGTCAAAATATGGATATAGACTTTGTAGAAGTATTTCCCGTAGATGCTACAGGGAAACCACTAAAGTATAAGTCGTTTGACGAGTATCAAGAAGGTTATGGTAAGTATCAATCCTCATATAGACAGAATGAGTTTTTAGCTCTTACTGCTCCAGATGAAGGTTTCGGAACACCAGACTGTATATACAGAGTTAAGAATGATATGGCATTTGGCGTAACGCCTATAACAGATAAAACACAGTATGAGGTTTTATTTAATTTTTTTACTTCTTCTGCAGAACTAAGTGCTTATGATGATACGCCTAAAATTCCTGCAAGATTTCACGATGTAATTGTAGCGCGTGTTAAATACTTTTTACATCAGTTAAGGGGTAACGATCAAGCAGCACAGTTTGCTCTTAGAGACTATGAGGTAGGGGTTCGTAAAATGAAAACTGAGCTTATAAATCAAAAAGACTATATGAGGGCTGTATAAATGCCAACTCAAGCTTTTCCTGTAAACTGTGATGGTGGATTAATATTAGATAGAAGTATTTTTGCTCTTGATCCCGGTGAAGCAACTAAACTTCAAAACTATGAACCTGATATTAATGGTGGATATGCTAAAATAAAAGGGTTCACTAAGTTCGATAGTAATCAAGTTTCTGGTTCAGGTGGCCTTTTAGGATTAGCCTTTTATGGGAATAGTAAAGTTATTGCAGCAAGAGCAGCCAATGTTCAACATTCTGCAGGGTCAGGCTGGACTAATATAGCAACAAATAGAACAAGTGCGGGGCGGTATTGTTTTACTAATTATGATTGGGATGGAACAGAAAATATCGCAATGGCTGATGGAGTAAATGATGCTGCTTTTTGGGATGGATCAACTTATACTACAATTACTGCTAGTGTAGCTGGTACTAAACCAACAGCACCCGATATTGTGCAGGAATTTAAGGGCCATTTATTCTTTGGGGGAATGTCCAATGCTCCCCATGTGGTTAAGTTCAGTGCGCCTTATAATGAAAATGATTTTAGTGCGGCTTCTGGTTCTGGTGAAATAGCGTTTGGCGATGATGTAATTAGTCTTAAACCCTTTAGAGATCAGCTAATAGTTTTTTGTAAAAGGAGTATATATTCATTACAAGGTTCAAGTTCTGCTGATTTTGCGATTTCTCCAGTTACTCGTGATATAGGTTGTCTTTCACATTTCTCTATTCAGGAAGTAGCTAGTGATCTTTTATTCTTAGCGCCAGATGGTTTACGTACTGTAGCAGGTACAGCTAAAATTGGTGACATGGAATTAGCAACAGTTTCTAAACAGGTTCAACCAAGATTAAATGCTCTTACACAAGACCAATTAGGTAATGTATCATCTCATGTAATTCATAATAAAAGTCAGTATAGAGTTTACTTTCCAGCAACTGCTGGAACAGAAGCAGAATCAACGGGACTCATTTCCGTTATTAAAAGAAATGTAGGTACTGGAGAATTTGGATGGGAGTTTTCTGATATTAAAGGGGTTAAACCTAAAATAGCAGCATCAGGATATATAGCTGATGTAGAAAAAGTAGTGCATGGTGACTATGATGGGGGTTACGTTTATCTTCAAGAAAATGGAGATGATTTTGATGGTACTGCTATGGCATGTACATATCAAACAACAGATTTTAACATGCAGGATATAGGCGTTAGAAAAAATATGCAGCGTGTAATTATTAATTATAATCCTACAGGAACTGTTAGAGATGTAGACATGAATCTTATATATGATTATAATGATACTACAGCAGCACAACCCCCCGTCTATAATATGACAGACCCTTCAGGAGCAGCACTCTATGGGACAGGGCCTTATGGTACTGCAGAATATGGAGGACTAGTATACTCACCTCTTTATAGACAATCTGTAGAAGGATCGGGCTTTTCAGTAGCCTTAAAATTTACTGACTCAAGTACAAACCCTACATATACAATAAAGGGATTTTCACTAGAATTTACACCGGGAGCTAGAATGTAATGGGTACAGGATACGCAAAAACAGACCCTACTAACTTTGTAGATGGCGAAACTATTGAAGCATCGGACTTTACAACAGAGTTCAATGCGATAGACGCCTCCTTTCATCTTAGTACAGGTCACACACACGACGGGACTACGGCAGAAGGTGGTCCTGTTACCAAATTGCTTGGGACTGCTATTACCATTGGTGATGCAACATCAGGAACAGATATAGCAGTTACATTTGATGGTGAGAGTAACGATGGTGTACTGACGTGGATGGAGGATGAAGACTACTTTAAATTCTCTGATGATGTTCTTATGAATAGTACAGAGAAATTGTACTTTAGAGATACTGCTATATATCTTAATTCTAGTGCAGATGGTCAGTTGGATTTGGTAGCAGATACTGAAATACAGATAGCAGCTACAACTGTAGACATAAACGGTAATGTAGACATCTCAGGAACCCTTACCGTTGCAGGAGCGTTAGACTTCGGTGATGCTGCTCTTAACAATGTTGGCGATGTACAGCTAGACTCTATTGCGGGAGATGGCGATACAAATACCTCTATTACGTTTTCTGGCTCAGATGTAATTACCATTGCTAACGCAGGAACAAATCAGATTACCTTTAATGATGGCTCTATTCTTCCGGTAGCCGATAACGATATAGATCTAGGTAGTTCCAGCTATGAGTTTAAGGATGGCTACTTTGATGGTACTCTATACGCAGATGCTATTAACTTCAATGGTACTGCAATATCTTCAACAGCAGCAGAACTAAACATAGTTGATGGCGGCACCTCTGCAACGTCTACCACTGTAGCAG